ACAACGGCAAGTTTATTTGCAGCTGATGTCAACGTAAATTGTGTTTCTGATCCGTGTATTGATTTACCTGTAGATGTTCTTACAAAATAATCTATAGTTGTACCAGGTACATTCATTGTTTGAATACCACCTAAATTTAAAACATCAAATGTTCTATTTTGAGTTGCTGTAACTGTAGCACCACCAATATCACCTGTTGCAGTTGCTGTGCCAGAACCTAAAGTTATGTCATAACTGTCTAAAGTTACATTTGAAATACTTGTATATGTTCCATTAATTGGATCTGTAGTTGTATCTATTCCATTGTATGTTCCACTTGGAATACCAGCAATTGTTACTGAATTGTTTGTACCATTCATACCGTGATTTGGATGGAATACTCTAATTACACTAGAACTATTTGTTGTTCTTAAAGGATTATTTTTTAATGTTCTTGTAGATAAAGTGTCGTTTGTTAATGTGACTGTACCTGTAACTTGACTAAATTCTGCTCTTCTCAATTTGAATTTCATATCTTCATTTTGTTCAGCAGACCATGTCATACCATTTTGAGATTTAAATAATACACCAGCATAAGGTTGAGCCGATATTGTTCTATTTGAGTCTAATGATGTTTCACCTATTCTTGCTACGTAAGCATTGTAATCTTGTGAGTTAGCCATTACAACAAAACAATACTCTACGTTGTTTTGTATATACACTGGACTTGAAAATGTAAATTTAGTTGCAACAGTACCATCTGTACTTGTATTTACATCGCCAGGATTTAAAGTTACTTCCGAGAATGGTAATATTTTTTGTCCTGGATAACCATTAACAACATCTCTAACTTGAACTGTAACTGGTATAGCACTATCTTTTGTACTAAAGAATATATCAATTGAGGTTAAGAATACTCCACCCTCATCATCAATTAAAAATGTTTGTGCTAAAGGATCGTGGTAACCAACTTGTCTTTCTTCCGTTCTTGTAGATGTTCTTGTAATAGACTGTGTTTCGGTAACACTTCTCATTTCAACACGAGCTTCTCTACTTGATAAAATAGTTTCTCTTACAGTTTCTAATAAACCTCTTGCAACATACTCAACGTTTGCAGCTGTTTCTACGTTTGCATTTGTTAAACTATTTGAAGAAGAACTTGTTAATCTGAATAATCTTTGACCTGTTCTCCATCTAGGATTTGAACTAGTTTTAGGATCAGGTATTGCAAAAGTACCTTCAACTCTACCATTTGAATCTGTAATTAAATTACCACCCAATGAACCACCATCAGGTGTTACATATGAAGATATGTCAACATTATCAAAGAATGGATAAACTTTTGTATTTGGTTTTAATCTTGTTGCAACAAATGTTAATGTTCTACTTCTAATAAAAGGAACAAATGCAACAGAAACAACTCTATCACCAATTGATGTTCTTACTGTTTCTGGTATTGCAACTGCTCTAATTCCTGTTCTTGTTTGCGATACTTGTTGAGCAGTAGTTACTTCTTCTTTTGCAATTACTCTCCAACCATGACCACCTCTTTTTTCGTATGTACCAACTCGTCTTCTTTCAGTTTCTATAGGTCTTCCTGTCCATGTATCTTGCCATGAATTCCAAACTGTTGACATAGGAAATTCAGATAACTGTCCACTATTACCAGTTTGTCTTGTTAAGTTATCCCAACTACCATTAGGATTATTAATAACAAGTTCTGGTGCTCTTTCTGTTTCTTTCCATTCATCTCCTGGAGGTGTTAATTCTATTGAACCTATCCATGTAAATACACCAAACGGATTGACGTTGATAGCCTTACTTGCATAAGGTTGATCTATTAAAGTTGCTTCTGTATATGGTAAAGTTATTAAGTCACCAGTCTTTTGATAATTTGATGTTGTTCTATCAGCTGCAGTAATTTCTGTACCGTCATCATCTCTTTCAATTAACTGTATAGCATCTTCGTGGAATGTAGGTCGCATTTCACCCTTTGCATAGTCAATAGAAACTTTATAATCTTTATTTCCTATATCTCCAATATTGTGACCTGTAAAGTTATCTACTACGAAACCATTTTTAAATCTATCAAAACCATTTGAGTCTTGTATTTGTAAATTTTGTGCAGCTGTTTCTAATAATGAAAGTTGAGTATAATACTCTACAGTATCAATTCTACTTTCTATACGACCAATATCTCTCATTGTATATCGTTTATTATCAACGTGTTCTATTCCAACTTCCGAAGTGTCTAAAGTATATGACGGTATATACAATGTGTATAAATGCATTGCATTATCTAAAGTACCAGGAACTCTAGGATTAATTGAACTTGCGCCTTTTAAAACTTTAAAGTTACCATCTTTGTCTAAAAATATTTTATCTACTCTTCCTAAGTAATACTCAAAATCTGATCTTATGTCTGAATTAAATTTAATTGGTTGTACTACTGAAGCACCTGTACCATCAAATGATCTATCTTGGTTACCAGAGTCTATAGTTGAATCGTCATCAACTCTAGGTCTAAAATCTAAACTATCTCTTAACTCATATCTTACACCTGTTGTTGAAGAAGTATAAGATGGAATATTTTCATAATCAATAACTCCTGAATATGAGTCAACATCAAAGTAATCACCAGAACTGTGAGTGAAATAATCAAAGTCAATCAATAGTCTACCTGTTGGTGTTACTTCGCCATCTTTTAATTTAATTCTACCAATGTCATAGAAGTTATCTCTTTGACCATTATCTAAATCAAATCTGTCTGTAATATTTGTATCACTTGAAGTTGCAACTGTACTAAAATCAGCAGCCATATAAATTGCATTTATTTGATAAACATCAGCCTTAGCTAAACCTATTGTTCCACTTTCAATTGTTGTTTGATCTGAAATAGAAACTGTTGCACCTGAACTTAATGATTTAGATTTAGAAGTTCCAATAGTTTTATTTAAAGTTAATAAAATTTTTATATCGTGTGAAGCGTAGTTAGCACCGAAATCAATTGTTAAAATAGTTTTAGCAACATTTAATGAAAATATTACTGTACCTTCGTGGTTATTTCCAGAAAGACTTAAAATGTCTCCTACAGCACCTGTTCCACCAGAACCTAAACTTGTAATTGAACATGTGAAATCACTTTCTGTTAAATCAGCAAACGTTTCATTTACACCTGCTGAGAAAGTTGCGATACCATCTCCTGTTAAAGATGTAATTTCATGTTTTCTAAAAGTATATGTTGTATCTGAAGCATTACTGTTAGAAGTTGTTTTTAATGTTTTAATATTACTGTAAGGTAATTTAAATATAGAAACATTTTTTTCAGGTGATTGTGATTTTGCACGTCTTCTTGTTACAATTGTTTTTGTAGAAGCAGCTGCAGTTACACTTGATAATGTTAAACTTGAATTTGAAATAATAACTTCTACTATTTTTGTTTCTATATTTCCACTATCATTTGTAAATGAAATTGAGTCACCAACTCTTAATTCTTCAGTAAATCTTGTATTAATACCTTGTACATCAGCAGAACTTGAACCAACGTCAATTGATCCAGTCAAAACAAAGTTATCTCCATTTGTAGCATCTAATGCTGTATCAGCAGTAAATGTTGGACTACCAGCCATTGCAACTTGTTTAACTGATGGTAAATCAAATGCAGTAACGCCTTTTAAACCTACAGCATCTGATTGAATAACAGCTGTGTTACTTGAAGTACCACCTGTAATAGTTTCTTCAGTAACAAATACACCTTGTACATTTGAAATTACAACAACTCCATGTGCAGCTGTTCCACCTGAACTATAACCAGTGAATGCTGATGAATCTATAGATGTTGTTCCGTCTGTGTCATATAATTCAAATGTTGTACCTGATGGGTTTCTAACTGTATAAACATTACCATTAACTTCAGTCATACCAGATACACTTGAAATTGTAACTTGCTGACCTTCTTTAAAATTATTATTTGCTGTAACTACAGCAGGATTAGCTTGACTAATACCTGTAATTGTAGCACTTTCAGTTGTAGAATGTGTTTGTACAACACCAGTTGCACCTGAAGTTCCACCAGTTACAACTTCTCCAGTTGTAAATGATTGAGCTGTTCTAATATTTAAATGAGTAAACAAAACAATATCAAAAAGATAATGTTTGTAAATAGCACTTGTTAAACTTGAACTTGAAAAAATATTTGCTGATGCAGTACCAGACGAATATTCAAAACCTCTACTTTTTGCTCTTCCTATTTGTGTTATGGAAGATTCTGTTCCTGTATTTACAGTACCACGTGAACTTGTAGCCACATTATGTAGAGTTAAACCTTTAAACGGTTCAACACCTGAAGTAGAAGCAATATCTGGAGAACCATAAACGTTGGTTACATTTACAAAGTTACCTATATCGAATCTTGTATTAAAATTATTTTGTGTTGCAAAATCTCTAGCCTTGTCAACATCAACATATGTTGTTGCTATAGTATCAATTTCATATCCTTTAACATATGCTTTTCCTGGAGAGAAACCTACTGCAAGTTTAGTAGCATCACCACCATTACCTGAAGTGTAAATACCTCTATTATTTCCTGAAATTAAATGTTCTCTTATATCTATATCAAATGGTTTTACAACGTAATCACCAGACTCGTCATATGTTCTACGAGCAAGTGTGTCTTCTAATACAGCATATTCAGTTGATCTTACTTGATTTTGTAGTGTACCACTAGATAATCTTAATAATTCATAAAAGTTGTTATCTTCAGTACTTGCTAATGCCTTTTTAGTTAGTGTAAGAAGAATTTTAAATCTGTGGGCACCTGGTGCATTTGTATTAGAAACACCTTGTGCATTATCATTTAAAGATGAATCATCACCCGAAGTTACAAAAGACTCTGTAACTGTTAAACCAACTCTATATGATGGTGTACTTGAATATTTTTCTAATATTAAAGTTTGTCCTGAAACTTGTACATGGTATCCATTTATATAATAAACACCTTCTTGTATTTGTGCAGCTGAACCTGTTGCCGTAGTATTAACAACTACAGTTGGATTGCCTGAACCATCAGATGTTAAGGTTTCACCATCTGAAAAGGTAATTGTTGTATTGTCAGTACTATTTGTATTAAAATATTTTACAAATAATGTATCTGGATCAGTTCCATCAGTTGCAACAGAATTAACTACTTTTGCAGTAACGCCTGAAGTATTGCCTGTTAAAGTTGTTCCAACATAATCTGTTAAATTTGAAGCAGATTTAGATGTTAACTTAACAGCATAATATTTTAAGTCATATCCAATTTCACCTGGAATAATCATTGCACCTTTGTCGAAAAGGTGATCTGATAATCTTTCTATTTGATTTTGTAATTGAGTTTGTGATTGAGTTAATTCTCTAGCCTGAACAGCAAAAGCAGGTCTAAAAAGTATTCTGTGAAACTTTTTTGACTCTGTAAAATCGTCATAGTAAGGACTGACATTAAAATCAGTTGGACTTGGCATTATCTATTTTCCCCTGTTAAAACTCAATAATGAGTTTGATGTTTTCAGTTTGATCGGTTGCTCTAGTAATTTTGGTTCTGTTCTCTACATATAAAATTTCACCTGAGTCATGTTGTAATTCTGGAGCAGCATATCCAGAAGTAAATACAACTTGATCAACTGTTTGAGTTGAAGTGTCTGGTGTACCAGTTGCACTTGAACCTTGACCAGTAATTACATTTGCACCTGAAAAGGCAGTTACATTTCCATCACTATCAGCCCCAGCGTCATTATGCCTTGTCTGAATGTAATATAAAATACCGTTTACAGAATCCCATTCAACAACTTTACCAACAGCACCTGTTGTTGCTTGATTAATTTCTTCATCAGCAGTAAATGTTCCTGGTGTTGGAGAACTTGCAATTTTAATTGCATATGTTCCTCTTAATGTTGCAGCTGAAGCAGCTGTTCCACTTGCGTTGTTTGGATCTTTAATTAAAGTAATTTTTCTAAAGTCGTTTGCAGCTGTAAAGTCTCCTGAATTTGTACTTTCAGTTCCTTCTAGTGTTGTATTTAACATTACAAAGAAAGCACCTAATTCT